ATGCATTAGGATCAAGCCCCTGAGTAACGGCACTCACTCCTATGCGCTCCTCACGCATTCTATCAATCAGATCCATCATTGGTAAGGCGTGCTGGCCAACAAAAGGGGTGGAATACTCACGCAGGGAATCAATACTATCAGCCCGGATTACTCCCCCGGGTCTGGACGTTAGTAAATCATCAATCTCCACCTTTCCTCTAGCCACCACCGTCCGGGGATTATTAGACAGATATAAAGAATCCAGGGATTGCCGCCATAATGTAGATTTAATTAATTGCAGATCAGCTATCATGTCAGCAATAGACATGCCATAGAACTTGTGTGTTAAGATGTTAGGTGTAATAGCAAAATAAGGAACGCTGTCTACTTTTTCATTCTCCAGGATTACAGAATCACCTGCTAATTTAATAAACCTCAGCTCAGCAATACCATCATCATCATCATCAAGTTTTATATAAATATCTGACACCATGATTCTTCTGGTATCTTTGCTATCTCCTGTGTCATTAAGAATTAAGCCCCCTTCTTTTTTAAATCTTTGCTGGGATTCACTATCCAGAAGCTCTTGCTTGTCGCCGGGAATATCATCAACCAGATGCCTGTCATAACCATCAGCTATTAAATCGCTTGCAGTTATAAATATATTCTCTCTGCATTCGGTGTCAGTCAGATCAAGAGAGTTATGGTCGAGATTTAATATCGTGAAATTTTCTGGTGCAACCGGATTAATCTGAACTTGTGAGATGTTCTCTGAGCGCGTGGCTTCAATACCAAAGGTTAAATCAAGATCTGATATATCAATATCACCCTTTTTTATGGCCGCATTAAACAAATCAACAGTTTTAAAAGACCTTTCTTCTTCCAGATTAACTGTAATCTTTGTTATTTCCAGTTCGTCATCATCGATTAACTTACCTAACTCACCAAAGCTTTGGTTATTATATTCTTCTTTGGTATCTTCGATTACCTCATCCCAAAACGCTTTCAAGATTCCATTCTTTTGCAACAATGCATCTTTAAACCAGGTATAGGTATTCAGAAAGCCATTGTTCTGTTGAGTATAGACATAATTGACATACTTGCTTTCTTGCTCTGCATCTTCAATGTCATCTGCATTTCTGGGTATAAATTGTATTGGATTATTAACACCTATAAACATCTCAATGATTTGGGGCAACATCCATTCAATAGCATCACGTACATCAGACGTAATAACCTGAGAACGCCCCTCCTGTTCATTGCCAAAGAGTTCCTGGTTGTAAAGCTTAAGGGAGTTTTCGCGTTCGTCTTGAATCTCACGGGAACTGGTTTCTGCCTGCCCGGTCTTACTGGTTATAATAGATAATATCTCACTATCCGTAAGTTTCCCCACAACACCTTACCTATTAATATACAAATATTTAATGTATAATAATATATCATACATTATTTTAATGTAAAATGTTTTTTCATAATGGACATATGTGGAATAGAATTGTCAGGAGGCTTAAGGGGGATTTTCCTTATTTCTGCCGTAAATGCCTCAAGATCAGAACCAAAGAAGGTGACATCGAACCTTTCATACTTAACAAAGCTCAATTATACACCCTGGAATGTCTACAAAAGCAAGAGAAGCTGCGTAACAAGGTTCGTCTTGTTATTGTAAAAGGACGGCAGCAAGGTATATCAACATTCATACAGGCTTATTACTTCTGGAAAACTATTTACAGGCGAGGGATGAGTACATTTATTCTCACGCATGAGGCAAAAGCTACCAAGAATCTCTTTAGGATGACAAAGCGTTTCTATGAATATTTCCAATTTAAAAACTGGTTAATAACAAAAGAAGACAGTCAGCATTCATTATTCTTCGAGGGAATTGACTCAGGATATGAAGTAGGAACCGCCGGTAGTAAATCAGTAGGACGCTCACAAACAATACAAATGTTCCATGGTTCAGAAGCGGCATTCTGGCAACATGCGGACGAACACGCAGCAGGAATAATTCAAACCATACCGGATAAACCTAATACATATATCATTTATGAATCAACAGCTAATGGCATAGGTAACTTCTTTTATCAGAGATACAAGAATAGTTTAGACCCGGAGACTGATTACAATTTAGTGTTTATCCCGTGGTATTGGCAAGACGAATATAAAAGAGAGGTAGGAGGCATGACTTTAACAAAAGAAGAAAAAGAACTAATGGAGATTTACGGCCTTAATGAGGAGCAAATATCATGGAGACGTAACAAAATTAAAGAACTTCACACCACCGGTATAGATGGTGACCTGAAGTTCAAACAGGAATACCCATCTACGGCAGAGGAGGCATTTATTGCAACTAATCTGGATTGTTATCTTGATGTTAATCTTGTCAAGAAAGCTATGGATCATACAGAATTCATAGAGCCTTATGGACCATTAATATTAGGTGTAGATCCGTCTGGTTCAGGCAAGGATAAAACCGGTTTCTGTTTAAGAAAAGGCCGTACCGTTGAAAAGATATGGACAATCAACAACAAAAGCACAATGGACGTTGTTGGAGCTGTTGTGATTCTATTAAAAGAAAAACCTATTGATTATGTATTTGTGGATAAGATAGGGGTAGGGCATGGTGTATATGACAGACTGATAGAAATGGGTTACTCAAGCAAAGTCCACAAAGTATCTGCGTCAGAAATGCCTACCAATAAAGAGCTGTTTCATAACCTACGCTCTGAAATGTGGGCTAAGCTGAAAGACTGGCTGGAAGACCATCCATGTACTTTGCCGGATAATCCAGAATTGCTTAATCAAATGGTTAGTGTTGGCTATAAAGCTGATTCTAAAGGCAGGCTATTGATGGAACCTAAAGATGAGATTAAGAAAGAAGGTAGGCCAAGTCCCGATCTGGCAGACGCTTTGACTTATACTTTTGCTAAACCTGTGGCGTTGAACAAGGATATGGGCAAGATTGCTTATGCAGATAAGGGGGTGGTTTAAAATTCATTCTTTTTCCAATGTGAAGTAGGATACAAATAAGAATCCATATAATAAAAATAACACTCGTTTTCATCTTTTAACGTCTGAAGCAATAGCTTTTCGTTGATATTACCGTACTTAGAACGAAGGAAGTGCTTATTATCCTTATTTCTTTTTATTATTGGGTCTACATGGCTAGCATATCTTGATCCTTTAAGTCTAAGCTGTATCTCATATGCTCTGATGTTAAATGCTCTCATATTCTACCTATACATGTAAATCTAGGTGTTTTCCCCGTGGGAGTGTTAAAAGACTGTGACATTATCCGTCTTTCTACTCAATCTTTGGTACACGTGATTCTAATTCTCTTCTTTTATCTATTGCCCTACCCAATCGTGATTCTAATTCTTTTATTTTATCTATTGCCCTACCCAATTCTGCACTCAGTAACAAAGCTGTATACGTGGATACTTTAAGTGGTATAGTATGAATATCTGTTTTTGTGTCATTTTTTAATTTCTGGCTGTAAGCTTTGACTTCGTCAAAAACCTCATCAAGTTTCTCCATATTATCCTCCTAAATAGGTTAACTCAACCTATGGTTTTGAAATCCTAATGTCAGCTAGTATAACACTCCCCCCAACCTCCGCTTTGTTGGCGGTTACTTGATTCTCAAATAATTTATTAAGCACCTTTAGAGTAGCCGCCGTTATATAACCAGCTCCAATAAGTTTTTGCTGTCCAGGTACTATATTTCCCGAACTATCAACATCTGTAATATACCTATTAAAACTCAATATATAATAATCACTCATATTATCCTCCTAAATTGTATTGTAAAGAACTTCAAAAACCACAATACCACAAATCCTATTAACTGGATTGCACAGCTAATCATTAAGGCGCCTATTACAATAAGAATTGGACCTGGATTTATCGGTGGACAGAAATTACAAACAACAACCCAGGCCAGCCCCCCCACAATCGCTACTGTATTTATTATAAATTCATCCATGTTACAATTTCCTCCTATCTACACCACAAAAAAGTTAAGGAAACGCTGCACACTCCGGTTAAACACATCCGGCACACGCGTTGTCATATACTGGCTACCCACCTCTGCGTTGTTCCAGTGGTATACTCCGGTTATGAGGCCGAATAAGTAGCGGTAGTCTATTTCTATTATGGAATAATTTTCACTAATTACAATATCACCACAGAAAGCCCAGCCTCCAGAAGACAACGTGCAACAAAAACATTTATCCCAGAATTTGATAAATATACAGTAATCCTCACCTTTATACTCACTCATGGCAAAAGCATTCTTAGCAGCTTTGGGTAGCAACGTCTCCCAAGGGATAGACTCAGGTGATAGATACTTAAAGTCCTTCATGTAAGTCATAGGCTCAGTTAGTGTTGATGCATATCGCTCCATCTCTGTAATATCAAATCGCACAATTCTGTATGATTCCATATTTCTGGAAATACCCGGATCTGTGGTGATGTAATGCCCTTCTTTTAGCACAACAGCCTTTTTATCAAACCATAGTAACTCTGTAGCATCACTTACACCTCTGTATGCATTTAGATGAGATAACCTACCCCCTAATATATACTGCCCTGCAAATGGTATATTAACTTTGGCATCTAGTGTTCCTGCCATCTCCATGTATCTATCAAAGAACTCCTGTTTCTTTTCCTCGGCCTTTTTCTCCAGGATATCATCGTCTTTATAATATGTCTGTGGGTAGGGGCCAGCTCCGGTATGGCCTATTAGTGCTACGTCTATGTTTGGTGCTAACCCTTTTATATAGTTTATTTGCGGTTGATAATAAGCGTTGTCATTCATATTAACAACAGCGTGGTCTTTATACCGAACAATTAGGGCTGTATCTATATCAGACATAGAGCCCGTATCATTTAAAATAATCTTACAAACCGTTCTTCCCTTAGGGTGTGACAAAGCAACTGTATAGGGTATACCATCAACATCCATCTTCTTATCAAGATATACATGAGGGGCTATTATAATCTCAGCCTCGGGATAAACCTTCAAATACTCCTTCAAGAACCTTGGGTCATAATGATCCGGGTGTATGTGTGATATATATATCAGATCATGCTTGCCTATCAGCTCAATAGGATTCTTCACCTTAGGGTACTGATACCATGAACCGTCGTAAATGCCATCTGTAAACCATGGATCACACAGGATTGATACGTCCGGTGTTGTTATAGCTACGCATGCGCTGTAGTAGTAAGTTACTTTAATCATGTTTAAGCCTCTCAATCATTTGTCTTGTTTCTGTCAAGCTCATGCCTGAAGCTGTTCCCATGGGAAATTCCACCACATTTGCAAGATTATAGTTCGCCAAAGACCTTAAAAGCTTTTTTATTTTAGATTTGATAATGATACTTGTAAAAAAGTTTCTATTTTTAATTCTATCAAGAATAGAGCTCATCTCACCTCTTATGGCGGAATCATTAGAGTCAAGTCGCATGTTGTCATACCAATCTAACGATGGATCATCTTTGTACTTAGGGATATAATCAAAAAACAATGCAGTTGTTAATTGTTTAAAGTCATTAAAATAAGCCGTGGTTCTGGCTACACATGCGCTGTAATAGTAGGTTACTTTAATCATCTTGCCCCCTTACTCATCATCTACATCCATATTTACAAGAATATAACTAGCGATAGACAAACTATATACATGCCTACATCACCTACTAACCAGATAGGATTCCCACAATTAATAATATGTTTCTTCTCATTCCATTGAGCAATGTATGATATGCAAAATATAGCCGTTACCATACCTACTAGCCATGATAATAAAGAACCTATTACTCCCATCTATTCCTCATCTACATCCATAAACTCACTCTGCCATGTATCAACCTCTTTATTCTCCTGCCTTGCTATTGCCTTACCCTCTATTCTATCAAATATCTTATCTATAGCAGTTATATCACCTTCTTTAGCAGCCTTTGCTACCATCTGCGCATACATAAACTCACCGGCCGGTTTTCTCTCAACTTTACCGGTTACCGGGTTATGCATGTCTATCATTACTGCCATAGCTTCACGTAGATTGGTCTCAATATTTTTAGACCCCTTTTTCCTTCCTTTGAGATTACCAGACTGTCCTTTTTTATAGAATTTTAGGTTTTCCGGTGTTCCGCCTTTATTCACTGTACTATCTCTGTTGAATTGATTCTTTTATTCTACCTAACAATTCTTTTGTTTCCTTTGGATGGTTTTTCAATAAGTCCCTTATCCATAATGGAATTTTACCAGCCTTTAATACTGTAACATCGGGATCAATTTTCAATATAACCGCTATTTTAGTTATCACTTTCACACTAGGAGGCAAAGTTTTCTCACGCTCGAATAGACTTACATAAGTTGGTGATAAATCCAACATTTCTGCAAATTTAATTAATGAGATTTTATAACATAACCGCATCCTTCTTACATCTTTTCCGAAAGCCATATACTACTACCTTTTGTATATAGTATACAGTTAATACTATCTATAGTCAATTACCTAATTATTTCTCCCAATCCAAATCTTTTTTCACTTCTTACGATTTTATATGTTATAATAATTAATGGCCCTCACTTCCCCTGACAATTTGGACTCGGGTTGATTGTGGGGGTCATTCAGTTCTTCTGCATCTAACATAGCATGGTTTGCATTGTAAAGAGCTACAATAGCCATCGCCATTGTTTTCGGTGGCAATACTTCTAAGATTGCGTTTATGTGCAATGTAAGCATTCTTTTACCCTCCTTGTCTTTTGCATTGTAAAAGTCGTAATAATAATCTTTAATAAATTTAGTTGTCATAACATATCCTTTTTTAATTCTCACCACCCCAGGTAAGCCCATGTTTCACGAAGTTTCTGAAATTAGCAAGCACCTTTCCATTTTCTACGCTTTCCATTTCTAAATCATGATACTCTACAATCTGCTCAAACGTAGCTTTTAATTGAAACGCTTCAACCATTTTATCCACACAAAAGAAATAATCATCGACGAAAAACACCCCCCCTATCTCATCATCTACCCACCAATATTCAGGCTCTTCAAAATACTCATCAACAAAAGCTTCTGCGAGTTCCTGCGTTGCTTTTTTCCATTTTTCCAGTGCTTTATTCATAATTCATATCCCTCTTTAATCCTTTTAAAAGCAGCTTTCACGCAATCATGCGATATATTTGCATTTAAACAAACCCACCAGCAACGCCACGTTTGAGACCATCCATAGTGATATTCTGCATCTTTCTGATCTCCGTTATTTTTGTTTTCCGTTGCATCCTCAGCAGCCTGAATTAAAACAGCCTTCCATAGTCTAATTTCCGGTTCCACTATCTCCCTCCTTGTGTTAAATTAACCCCTTAAGCGCATCGTCAAGCTCCTTAACCTTTGATAAGTTCTGATATTTTGTAGAGCAGTTTATAGTTTTTGGAATTCTCCAATTCCTTTACTATCCGCCGCCTATTGCTATGCATCCATACCTCTTGCACGACTTCTTCCTCACTAAATAATACATCACGAGGCTTAAGTTTTGGATTTTTTGGAATTTTCCTTACGCGGAAAAATGGGTAAAATATAACGTGGTCGGGGAAACGACTCGAAGCTGGATTATCGGGAAGTATACCCATTCCCAAAGGAAAATTCCAAAAAATCCAAAACTTA